GCTTCGGCCTCGGTGGCGACGACGGTGATGCCGACGCCTGTGAGCGCGGCCTGCAGCTCAGCCTTGGTCGCGAGGCCGGTCAGGTCCGAGGCGTGCGCTACGCCCGCGACGTCGCCCTTCGTCGCGTAGCCGGACAGCTCAGCCTTGGTCGCGAGGCCGGTCAGGTCGGATCGCTTGGCTACGCCCGCGACCTCGTCCTTCGTTGCGTAGGCCGTGAGGTCTGCGCGCGAGGCGAGGTCGGCCACCTGCCGGGTGGTCGCGTAGCTGCCCAGTTCCTCGCGTGTCGCGAGGCCCTGCAGCTCTGCCTTCTTCGCGTAGTCGGTCAGGTCGACTCTGCCGCCGGCTGCGGCGGTCGCGACGTCGCCCTTCGTCGCGTAGCCGGACAGCTCAGCTTTGGTGGCGAGAGGTGCGACCGCGCGGGCGATCGCTTTATCGGTGCCCTGCTTCGTGTACAGGGTCGGTTTCGCTGCCATTTATCAGGCTCCGATCTCGAGTGTGTCCCCGTCGCCGGAGACCGTGCCGTTCAGGGTGAGGGTGTCCCCATCGCCGGAGACCTCGACGCCGCCCGTACCGGGGACCGGCGCGGGCGCAGGGGTCGGCGACGCGGCGCCGGAGAAGATCTGCGCCAGGTCGTAGGCGACCGACGGGCGCAGGGACACAGTCGCCTCGCGGAGCGTGCGACCCGGGATCGCGAGACGCAGATGCACCTGCGTCTCCGTGCGGATGTCGAGGGGGAGGACGATCTGTCCTCGCACATCGGCCTGTCGGGCCACCGGCCCGCCCGCGAGGACAGCGAGGTTCTCACCTGTCCCCGCGAGCGTAGCGACGATGTACGCCTGCGGCTCGGGAGCGCCGTCAAGCCGCCCGACAGTACCAGTAATGGTGGTCGTCACTGTTCGTTCATCCTCTCTTCGAGTTTGTCGAGGCGCTCGTGTAGCCGCGCGTGCGCGTCGTGCGAGTGCTCGTCGATGGTCCGCTGAGCCGCCTCACGTGCGACGCGCTCGTCGTGGATCTCTTCGGCCATGCGGCCTCCGCGCTCGTCGATCCGACCGACGCGGCTTTCGACGGCTTCGAGACTCTTCCCGTGATTGCTGAGCGTCGTCTCGACGCGCCCAAGCTGATCAGCGAGCGTGCCGACGTGGCCGGTCAGCTCGCCGATCTGGTCCGAGACCGCGTGGACGGTCGCGATCGCGCGATCAAGGTCATCCCTGATGTTGGTGTCGTGGTCGTTCGAGACCTGCGCGTCCGCCGATAGGGCGGCAGCGCGGGCCTCCTCGACCCCCTCGAGGACGTGCGCGAACTTCGCTTCGAGCCAGCGGCGCACCTGGCTCGCGACCAGCGCGACGACACCTGTCATCGCGACGAGGATCGCGACGACGAGTGCCGCCAGCGCGTCTGCTACCTTCGGGTCCGCGAGCAGCTCAGTCACGGCTGGCCAGCTCGGCCCCGTCAACTACCCGGGTAGAGGGGGCAGAATCGGCTGCGGCACGGACCTCCTCGACGGACTCGCCGCCAGGCGTCACAGCACCGACCCAGTCAATGAGGCTCGCGCCGTTGATGCGGATCGCTGAGAGCACCTGGAATACCGACCAGGCGACGCCGAGGAAAACACCGGCCTGCGCGATGAGCAGACGCCAGGTCGCCGGATAGGTGCCGGACACCCAGACGGCGAGTGAGACGACGACCGCGACGACGGCGAGCAGGATCTTACGGCGGGCCGGGGTCCAGTACGGGCGATCAAGCGCCGCCTGGACCATTGGCCACACCATGCCGACGACAACAGTCGTCAGGAAAGGATCCGCGTGAAGTCCGAGAAGCAGATCATTCATCCTCATTCCCCCTTCTCCGCGCCCGCGAGCGCGGTGTTAATTGCCTGGTTGGTGGCCGGGCCGTAGATCTCGTCGTCATCGACACCGACGGCGCGCTGCAGGTTTCCGACGACGCGGTCGTGCGCCGCGTCCGAGTTATCGCCCCAGATGCCGTCTGGCTCGGTACCGATCACGGACTGGACGTACTCGACCCCGAAGGGGAACTGCCTGCCGCCCCAGCTCGAGGCGGCGACCACGGCATAGATACGCTTCGTGGTATCGGGGCCGATGACGTTGTCGGCGGTCGCGCCGACAGCGGCCTGAAGGGCCGTAACGTCGGTGTAGCCCGGCGTGGTGGTTGCGTCGCCGTAGTGCGGACGGATGACAGCGCAGACCGAGTCCCAGCCTCGGGTGCGGCGCCACACGCCGCCGCCGTTGCTCTGCGATCCAGCAGCGCCCGAACTGGTGTTGAATTCGATGGTCTGAATCCAGCCGCCGTAGTTGGCTTCAACGATGCCGACGTGGTCGGCGATCCCGTCGTCGTCCCAGTCGAAGCAGACCAGGTCGCCGGGCGCGGCCTGAGTCATCGGGGAGACGAGTCGGCCTTCGCGGGCTGCTGCGTTGATCCCGTAGGGGACGTAAGCGAAGTCGCCGCCGGGTAGGACGGACTGCTTCTCTTCGTCGGTCGCGCACCAGGAGGCCCCCATTGCGCAGAATGGCACGCCGGATGTGCCGTAGTATGCGCCGTGTTTCTGGGCATACCAACGCCCGTACTTCGAGCCTTCCTCGGGGTCGTCCCATCGGGTGTAGCCGATTTCGCCGGCTGCCCAGGCGAGGACGTTCTGTGCGGTCATGCTCATCGTGCGGCCTCCGTCTGCTCGTAGGGGATGAAGATCGGCGCGACGACGTCGGGCGGCGTATCCGTCGCGGGCGTCATCGAGGCCATGAGCTCTTCGATGTTGGTTTCCACTGTTTTCTCCTCTTCGGGTATGGGAAAGCCCCCGGACGGGCTTGTCCGAGGGCATGAAAGATCAGGTTGTGTCAGTAGCCGAAGGCCACCCAGGAATAGGAGTGGCGCTCCTCAGAGGTCACGCCCGGGAGCATCGGGCGGAATCCGCTCTTGTCGATTACGTCGATGCAGAATTGGCGCCCATTCTTGAAGTTCCAGCCCGCCGGGCCGGAACCGTACAAGGGAGTGATGACGACCGAGACGCAGTCATTCGGGAAGGGCGTTTGGAACGTCACGCGCGGCATGTAGAGGTTGCCGAAGGCGACCTCCGCGCTTGACGTCGCGACGCGACCAGCCTTAATTAGGCCGTTCCGCACTCCCGTACCAAGGCCCGAGCCGACCGGCATATCGCCGACAGCTCCTAGCTCCATCTGGACGTTCGACTCCCCAGTCCATCGGCGACCGTCCCACACGCGGACCGCGTTCAGGTCGGTTCGCCAGACGTAGACAGGCTGCGCAGGAGAGGCCGTGAGGCCCACGCCGGCGAGCGCGGCGACGTACTGGGAGGCGGCGGTCTCGGACGCGCAGGCTTTGTAGGAGGGGATGGAGAGGGAGAGGTCGAGGAGGTCTTGTCGGCGGGCCGGGTCTGATGGGGAGGGCACCTTGTGTCCGCGCTGGTCCTGGTAGCTCATTGGGCGCGCCTTTCTGTGGGCTTGCTTTGGAGTGTTTCGGCGTAGTCGATGGTGAGGGCTGCGCTTGCGCCGCCCTTGGTGATTCCGCCGTATGCAGTGCCGACGAGCGCGATCCCGGCTCCCGCCGTGATGGTCTTTGCTAGGGCGGTGATGTCAACCTGCGCCTGCTGTGCGTTGACGTTGATCGTCTGCGTCGCGCCGGTCGGCTGAGGCCCAGACTCTGAGTAGGACGCCGGTTGAATCACGAGCGCCCACGGCGGGATGTGCATCGCGGGACGGACGGTGAGCAGCGCCCGAGTGATCGTGATCGTTCCGAGAGCTTCGAGCTGCCGCCCGTAATTGATGAGGCCTCTGAGGCGTTGGCCTGCTGTGTTGGTCCCCTGCCACGCGCCACCGTCGCCGTAGCGCGACCATCCCGCATTTGTCCAGGTGCCCATCCACTGCGGTGTGAGGACCGCGTGTCGGGCAACTGGCTTAGGCTCTGGCGTTTTTGGGACCGCTGGGAGCGGCCCCTCGGGGGACGGCGCAGGCCCGAGCGCGTGGACTGGACGCCCGGTGTCCGGGTCGAGGAGGACGTGCGCGGTTTTCACGCCTTGCCAGTTGACGGCTGTTGCGGGGATCTGCACGCCTGCCCCGCCGTACAGGGAGACGATGAGCTGGCGACCTCCCTCGACGAGGTCCACGATCCGAGCGATCGCCGTCGTGGACCTGTCCGACCCGTACCGGGGCAGCAGATCATCCGGCGTCGAGGAGATTAGGTCCATGACTCTGATCGTCACAGCGTCACCTCCACGTCGGTTTTCTGCGTCCCCTTATAGGTGAGGGGGACTTCGTAGGCGGTCACGAGGCCCCAGAGGGTTTTCGGCTCCGCCGCGAGGACCGGCTGCGTCACGATCTCGATCGGCTGATCGAGCGCGACGCGCGGATCTGGCGCGTGCTCCACGGGGACTTTGACTTTGCGGCGGATCGACTCTGCGAGCATCGCCTCAGCGGTCTTGCGGGCTTGCTCCTGCGACGTGATGAGCGGCGAGGAGAAGAAACGGGGGACGACACCGTAAGGGCCGTCGGTCCTCATCGGGCCGGTCGTCTGATCCGCGACCGCCTGGAACGCGGGCGCGCCCTCGTCGTGTCCGTCCTGGCCGCGCGCGACGATGCGGTTATACACCTTGTCGCGCGAGACCTGAGAGGAGACGCCGACGACGGTTCCGTCTAGGTCGTCCGTGAGCCGCAGCTTCGGCGGTGAGACAGGCGGCGAGACAGGCTGGGTCACGTACAGGATGCCGTCGCCGCCCTCACGGATCGATGCCGGCCACGCCTTCGCAATCTCGTACACCGCGTCGATACGTGACTCGCCCCAGGTCATCGACGGGCACCAGCGATCCACGAGGCCCGTATCGATGACGACGCCCATGTGCCCGCCGACCAGGCGCCGGATCTCGGACGCGAGCGTCCCATTCCACATAGGGGAAAGCGGCGTCGTGAGCCGATCCTCTTCGAGGCGGTGCATCAGCGATTTTCCGGTCACCCTCACGGTCGAAGAGCCAGGATCGACCGATGTAATGAGGAATCGGCCTAGCTGCACGTCCCACCAGCCGCCGCCGGGGATCACCGACGCAATCGTCAGCGAGACGTGCAGCGTCTGACCGAATGTCGCGAGCGGATGCGAAGGGTCCGTGGGATCCCAGTCTCTCCAGTCCTCATCCTCGCTCGCCGCGCCGACGCGCGGGACCGTGAGCGAGAGCGAGCCCTGCACCTGCTGGGTCGCGTCCCAGGCGACCGAGCCGTCCTCGACGGGCACCTCACCGAGATACTCATCGCCGAGCCACGACTCGACCGTCGCATGCAGCGTGTAAGCGGACGACAGCAGGTCGTCCGGGATGCGCGCGTCCGGGCCGGTCAGGCTCATCGCTCCTCCTGCCAGATCGTGCGGTCGAAGCCCTCCCACGTGAGGCGGCGCGCGTCGAGCGCCTGCCAGGTGAGGGCACGGGCGTCGAAGTCAGTCCACGTCGAGAGCGCGAGGAGCGTCGAGGCCTGCGGCAGGGACGTAATCGTTCCCTTGATCGTCCACGTACGCTCCGCGATGTCGATCCGGGCGGCGCGTTCCATCGAGACCGACGTCGGCGACATGAGCGTCACCAGGTCAACGTCGCAGACCCCAGCCCGGCACTGCACGCAGTGCTCGGGATTGTGGAAAAGAGCGACGGGGGTCGGCGTGCCCATCAGTAGCTTGAGAGCCGGCGTGTCCTTGAGATTCGTGCGCGCCGTCAGCGAGACAGTGCCCGCGCCCATCGTCGGCGCGTACACCATGACAGGTGTCCTACGCCCGGGCACCTCATGCTCGGTCAGCCGCATCTTCATCTCACGCTGATCGGTCCCCTGCCACAGCAGATTCACGGGCATCTTGCCCGCAGTGTCTGTCATCAACGAGAAGCCCTGCCAGCGTCGCACGACCGGCGAGGACTCGACCTCGACGCCCCTCGACGTCGTCAGACGGTACCGGAACTCGGTGTTGATCGGAGCGAGAGAATCACCGATCACACGCTGCTCACCTGTGCCAGTCCACACGCCCGCGCGCGGGATCCACTTGAAGCCCGTCGCGGCGATACCTTCGACGTAGCATGCCGCGCCCGCAGGCGCTAGAGCCGCTGGGATCACCAGCTGCACGCGCGGGGCCTGGCCGTCCTCGACGACCGCGACCGGCGCGCGCGTCATATCTAGCGCGCCCTCAACCTCACGCGAAGCAGACAGGCCCTTCGCGCCTGTCCATTGGTGAGTGATTGCGCGCTGCGAGTAGCCGATCCGCTGCTGAGGCGCATCGCCGTCGAAGAAGGTCGCTGCGTCAGCGACGGCCTCCTCGACGGTCGCCGCCGCGACGATCATCACGTCGTCCAGGTGGAGCCACCCGGGCTTGTTGTCGCGAGGCCCCGAGGTGTAGACCTCAAAGCGCACGCGCGCCTGCGTAGCGCCCGCCGGGGCCACGTGGACCCACGCCGGGCGATCGCCCTCCGCACTCGAAGCAAACAGCAGCGGCGCAGACGAGACCTGACTGCGACCCGCGACCGTCCACTCGACGCGGACGACGAGGCCGATACCCGGACTGGTCCGAACCAGGGCCGACACCGCGAGCGCCTGGCCTGCAGTGACAGGTACCACGCCCGGCGTCGCGACCTGGCCCTGCAACTGAGCCGGTACGTCGACAGCCAGATATGTTGGCGACTGCCGATCATGCCCGCCCCAGGGAGCCGAATCAGAGGCGATCCGGAGCGACGACGGCGCGTACTTCGCCCACCCATTCGTCCCATACACGAACGAGGGGTTAGGGCAAAGATTCGTCCGCATCATCATCTGCTCCTTCCTGCTAGCTGTTTCCTACGAGCGAGTACGCCCGCGCTAATCCCCTCGACGTGAGCGCGGAACTGCACGCCGTCATCGAGGACAAGCTGCACCTGTGCGCCATCCAGCGAGACGCCAGCACCCGCGCCATTGGCCGCGAGCGCGGAGACGTCGGCCCACTGGCGAGCGGTGAGGATTGCTTCGCGCTGGCCGGTTTGATTGACTGCTGCGGTGACTCCGTCGGGGAGCCAGCCGCCCCTGTCGTACTTGCGTGCGCCGCCGTACCTGCCGACGCTGGGTGATCCCCAGATCGCGGTTTTGCGGGCGCTCAGGCCGGGCTTGGGTTCTTCGATCATCTGGCCGTTGCCGGCGTAGACGGCGACGTGCCAGGCGGGGGAGCCCCAGTAGAGGAGGTCGCCGGGTGTGGCGGAGCCCCAGGGGATCGGGGTTGAGCCGGACTGGTATCCGGCTGCGGTGAGGCGCGGCCAGCCGAGGCCGAGCTGTTGCGCTGCCCAGTAGATGAGGCCGGAGCAGTCGAGGCCGGGCGGGATTGCCGAGCCGCCCCAGACGTAGGGGACTCCCATGAGGACTGCCTTCATGGCTGCGCCGACGAGGCCCGCGCCGCCTGAGAGCCCGGACTCGTTCACCTTCGAGGTGAACATACTTTTCAGGCTGTCGAACAGCATCGGCGGGATGCCGTATGCCACGCTCTCCCAGAAGCTGCCGTCCTTTGGGGAGAGCAGATCGAGCGCTGGCTTAATGACCAGGTTTGCGATTGCTGCGGCTGGGTCGGTGACGATCTCCGCGACCGCCTCCGTGGTTTCCTTGACCCAGTCCAGGGCGCCAGAGAATCCACCCTTCACCGCGTTCCAGATGCCACCGTTAGCGAAAGCGACTTCGCCGCGGCGGCGTCCGGTCTCTCCGACGGTCGCGAGGCCGGAGCCGCGCGAGGCGTTGACTCTGTCGAGCCAGGGCTTCCCGCCGAGAGCTCGCAGGGCGTCTGGGCGGATGATTCCCTCGCCTCCGGACAGGCGCAGCGCGCCGCCCCCGTCTGGGCTGTAGAAGTGATAGATGTCCTTGCCTGGCGAGTATCCCGGCGTCATGGTGTTGAACACGCCGCCGGTCGCGTAGGCAGGGATCGGCTTCACGTCGGGGAGGCGGACGGAGAGGCCGACCTTCGCGGCGATCGTGTCGAAAGCGGCCTTAATTCCGTCCCTGTAGACCGTCGTGATGACAAAATTGACCGGCTTTGCTGCGGCGCCCTTGATCTTCTCGAACACCGTCTCGACCGACTGGCGGAAAGACTCGAAGGATTCCTTCACGCCACCGATCGCGTTCTTGATCGCCGGGAAAACCACGTCGATCAGGACGGATGATGCTGTCTGCACCGCCGACGAGATCTTTTCCCAAACCGGCTTAATGACCGAGTCGTACAGCCAGGTGAAGGTCGGGCCGAGCGTCGAGGAGATCGCGCTGCCAATCGCAGAGAAGATCGGGGACAGGATGCCCCAGACCGTCTGGATCGCCGAGCTGATCCCATTCCAGGCCGTCACGACCGTTGTCCACAGTCCCTCGAAAGCCAGGCCGACGGTACCCGAGATCACCGTCACGAATAGGTCGAAAAGCGGATACAGAACGCTATCCCACACTGCGAGGATGAAAGTTGAGACGTTTGTCCAGACCGGCTCAACGACGTCCTGCCAGAAGGCCCAGAGCGCGGGCATGAGCGTGTCGCGGAAGAAGCCCGCGAGCGCCTGCATTGCCGGGTAGATGACTGCCCAGGCTGATTGGACTGCTGAGGCGAAGCCCTCCCACAGCGGCTTGACGACGTTCTCCCAGAGGGTCTTGAGGACAGGCCAGATGACCCGGGAGACGATGGTCCACAGGGCCATGAGGGTAGGTCGGATGATTGCGGTCCAGGCGAGCGCTAGGCCCGAGCCGATCCCCTCAAACAGGGGCTGCAGTACGGTCGACCAGAAGTTCTGGAGGCCCGGCCACAGGGTGCCCGATATCCAGTCCCACGCCGCCTCAAGGGACGGCTTGATCTGATCCGTCCACGCCGTGTAGGCGATCTCGCCGACCGCGAGGAGCGCGTCCCTCAGCGTGAAGAAGAAGTCGACGAGCGCCGAGTCCTCTTCGAGACCGAAAAGATTGCCGTCGTAGTCTCCTGTGGTGAGGATGCCCCACGCCGACTCGATGCCCGGGATGAGCGTGTTCTTCGTGTAGTCGACGAAGGCGTCGATTACCGGCGTGACGTTGGTCGTCCAGAACTCGGCAATACCCGCGCCGAGGGCGTTAAGCGCGTTCGCCACGTCCTCGTTCGTGTTATACAGGTAGATCAGCCCGGCGACGAGGGCACCGATAGCCACGACAGCAAGACCGATCGGGTTCGCGGCCATTGCAGCGTTGAGCCCCTCCTGGACCAAGGTCGTATTCTTGATCCACTCGATGACCGTCGTCAGGACCGAGAAACCCCAGTATGCGGCGACCGCGATACCGATGCCCTCACCCAGGGCGACCAGCAGATCCTTGTGCTCGGAGATCCAGCCGAAAGCATCGGAGAACATGTCGGCGAGCCAGCCCATGAAGTCCGTAATCGTCGGCTTCATGTAATCGATCAGGTCTTTAAAGCCACCCATGAGGGTTGCCTGGAGGTTCCCGGCTGCGTTCTCGATACGGCTCGTGTCGCGGGCTGCGTTCGCTGCGACCTCGTCGAAGCCGATGCTCAGTAGTGCCTCGTTGAATTCCTGCGCCGAGATCTGGCCCTGGGCCATTGCGTCGCGGAAATTGCCCGTGTATGCACCCGCGTCCAGGAGTGCTTTCTGAATCTTGCCGGACGCGCCGGGGATCGCGTTTGCGATCTGGTTCCAATCTTGCGTGGCAAGTTTTCCAGCTCCGTTGACCTGCACGAGCGCCAGGCCAACTTGCTTGTAGGTCTCGGCAGAGCCGCCCGCGACGGCGTTCAGGTTGCCCGCCGCCTCCGCGAGCTTGTCGAAGCCCTCGACGTCGTTCGCAGCGAGCTGCGATGTGATGCCCTGAATATCCGACAGATCGTAGACGGTCTCGTCTGCATAGCGCTGTGCGGCGGCTCCCAGCTCCTCGATCCGATCAGGATCAATCCCCGCGAATTTCAGCGTGTCCGCGAATTTCTGGGTCGCGTCGGACGCGGCGATAGCCTCGGAGACGAAGCCGCCGATACCGACGGCTGCGGCCATTGCTGCTAGAGGCGCGATCGCGCTTTGCGCGAAGCCAGCCATTGAGGAGAAGCCCGAGCCAGCTTCGCGCGTGCCCCTCGCGGCCTTCTCCGCTGCCTGTGCGGCCTCGTCAAGGTCGCGCGTCGCCGACTCGATAGGGCTGCGACTACGGCCCGCCTCGGCGCCCATCGTCGTGAAGCTGCGGCCCGCGCCCTCTGCAGCCTTCTGCATGCCGCCTGTCGCGGCCTGCATGCTCTTCGTCATCTTGTCGACGCTGTTTTTCGCCTCAGTCGCGGCAGCATCGATAGGCTGACTGATGGACTTTGCGACCTGGGCGCCGCTGGAACCGACGCCGGCACGCAAGCCGTTTGCGAAGTCCTTACCGGCGTTCTTCCCGATGTCTGGCAGCTGCGCCTTAGCGTCAGCCTCGACCGTCTTGAAAAAACCCTTCATGGAGGGAACCACGTCGACGTACAGTGTGCCCGCCTTGTAGACTCCAGCCATTCCAGGGTTCCTCTCTTCGGTTATTCTTCGGTGTCCTCCCAGTTGGGGAGGAGGGCCTTCATGGCTTCGTCTCGGAAGTCGTGAAGGTGGTCTGTGCGAGCGTCCTCGAGTGCGAGCTCGACCGCCGAGATGGGACGCGGGTACGGCTCTTTGCCGCCGAAGGCAGCGGACACTAAGTCAAAGATGTCCTGGAGCAATCGCACGACGGGAGTCTGCTCGCGCATCCGCGCCTCAGTGTCGTCGGCGGTCGCCTCGGTCGCGGCGACGGTCTTTGCGATCTCCTCGAAGCGCTCGGGATCGTTGAGGATCGCGACGGTCGTCCTGCTCGTCGACGCGAGGCCGTCGATGAGGATGAGGAGGAATCGCCAGCGGCGGGCGCGGAACAGGGCCGGTGCATCCCAGCCCTGCTCCGCGAGATCGGAGACGATCTGCCTCTCGTACCGACTTAATCGGTCGTAGAGGCGTTGCCTTCCCCCGCGTCGCCGAGCATGCCCTGATAGTGCTCGGACGCCTGACGGATCAGGATGCCGAGCTGCCTCATGTTGAGCTTGCTGAGGAGCAGGTCCGCATCCTCAGCGGTGAGCCAGGTGCGGATCATCTGCGTCGGAGCCTTCGAGGACTCCATCGCGGCCATGAACTTCTCAGCGGCCTCGGGCGTGAGGCTCAGCGGATCTGGGAACGCGATGACCTTGTTCCCAATCCCGAAGGTGAACGGCGTCGGGGCTGCGGACTTCTCCAGCTTCGAGAGAGCGTTGAACGTGAGGGTGGGCTGTGCCTGGTCAGACATGTTGATCTCCTATTTTGTCTGTCGATTGATTACTTGTTGAAGGTGGGCGGCGCGGGCAGCGTCGGCTTCTCGTCGCCCTTGGCGTCGTCGGCGACCTCCCAGCCCTGCGAGATGAGCTGGTTCTGCTCGACGGCAGCGTCGGTCTCGCGCTCCAGCTTGAGCTCGTCGCCAGAGTCGGTCTTGACAGTCTTGATGAACTTCATCATGGTTCCTATCCGTGAGGTGATCTCCATGCGTGAGGTGTGGACGGGCGGGCCGTGGGGAGATCAACCACGGCCCGCCCGAGATCGAGAGCAGGTCAGTTGGCCTGCTCGAAACCGATCGCGTCGCGGTGACGGATCGCACCGGATCCGCCGATGTAGTGGCGACAAGACGTGCCCGCCGTCTCGTCCATGAAGGCCGCGAACTCGAGGTCGAACTGCATCGCGTCCGACGCTGCCCACTTCTCGTCAGGCAGAGAGGACAGCTTCACTCGCGGGTAACAGCGACCGATCAGCCACTCGTCGGCTGCGGGTCCATCAGCCATGACCAGCAGGAGACGATACTCAGCGAGAGCCGGGATCGCGGCCTCGTCGAAGGTGATCTCGCCAGTGGTCTTGGAGGCCTTGGTCTGCGACAGGTCGATGCCGTAAACTAGTTGCTGAATCGTCTTGCGTACCGGCTCCAGAACCGTGAGCTTCACCGACTTGGGCGCGCCGGTCAGGTCAGACCTGACCGCCTCCGCATATCCGAGAGCTTCGACCTCTTCGTTCTTCGCGTCGGCGGAGAAGGTGATGCCGTCGGTCGTGATGAGACCGAGTGGCATGAAATCGGCGGGGATCTCCTTGAGGGCGCCTCCCGCGTCGGTGATCGCCTCCGGTACGGTCGTCGTCATCGGGGCCAGGAACGCCAGTGCGTTCAGGCCCTTACGCACGTTGGTCGTGCGGTTATGCTTCTTTTTGAGGGCTTCGATGGTGGTCATGCGAGCCTTCCCTTCATGTCAGGTGATGTCATTCTGAGATTGGCCTGTGCGTGACCGTTGCCGTCATATGGACGACCTCGACAGCCTCGTAATAAGGCTGCACGCCCAGGAGAGAGTCGATCTCTGCCTCATCTACCCAGCCGGACGCGCCAACGACCGGACGGACGGCGAGCGCCGCCTCGATCTGGTCCGCGAGCGCGCTGGCTCCGACTTCGGCGGGTGAGGCCGGGGTCTTTGCGTAGATGGATATGGAGATCGTGTCGTCTCGGTCGTAATCCCCGGTCTGGGTTTGTATGAGCGAGACGTGCGCGAGTGGGAGCGGCCCGTCGGTGAAGCCGGGCTGCAGTACTCGGGCAGTTGGGATGCTTGTCGCCGCGGTGATCGCGTCGCGGATGACCTGGACTGCATCCGTGTATGTCATTTGCGCCTATTCCTCTTAGACTTCGAGCCGATCAGCTTGCCGAGCGTGTGTGCGCCTGGAACTGGGTTTCCGGCTCTGCTTCTGTGTCCGAATTCAACGGCGAGCGCGTGGCGTGCGTCGTTGTAGACTCTGCCGATGTCGCGCACAGGCCCGCCTTGGTAGAACGGGGCTTTCGTTGTTTCGGCTTTGTAGGAGTCGGCGAGGTGCCCGCCTTTGTCCGATGAGCCGCGAGGTGCGGCTGCGGCTGCGGCGGCTCTGAGCTGCTCTGCCTCCTTGAGGAGTGCTGGTGCGAGTGCTCCGCTGCGCAGGAAGGCGTCGATCGCTTGCGTGTCGCGCTTGAAGCCGCTCACGTCGTCACCTCCGCTTGATCGTCACGGACACCCCACGCGGCCAGGGCGCCGGCTTCGATTCGACCTGCCATTTACCGCCGAGCGGGTGGGTACGCGGGACGACGATCGTATCGCCGACCTCAAACCGCGCGTCCGGCGGGGCGTACAGCGTGGCCTGGTCGTCGGGCTGTTCCGACGTCGGCGACTCCAGCAGCCCCGGGACCGTGAACGCGCCGGGTGCGATGAGGCACCCGGGGATGAGCCGCGCCGCGCTGTCCTGCACGAGGTAGCCGTCCGCGTTGCGTCGCATGCGGCCTTCTACCTGCACTGGGGTTCGCCACTTCTGCATCATCAGGAGTCCTCCCGTGATGCGAGGAGGTCGATCTCGAGTGCGCGGCCACGGCCTGCGCCGAAAGCCCGGCGCTCAGCCTTGGTCAGGTAGAGGTCGCCGGATGGGTTCGCGAACGTGAGCTGCTGTGAGAACGGGCCGGTGGTCTCCGTTGCTGCTGAGATACCCGTGAGGCCTTCATCAGCGAACGGCGCTGTCATTGCTCGCTTTACGATCGCGCAGATGACCCGGATGCGAGTGCCCGAGCTGGTGGTCTGCCAGTTCGGGCACTCGTCCATCACGAGGCTTTGCGCGTCCTCGATGAGCATGCTCACGCGGGCGCGTTCAGCGTCGGTCAGCGGTCGCCAGCGGGCCTCCAGGTCTCCTGGTGTAGCCCACGGTTCCACGTCAGGCAGTTTCCTTGACGAGCGCGAAGCGGTCGGTGAAAACGTACCATGCGTAGACGGTCTCCAGGCGCAGAGCCACCTGGTTCTTGCGCTTGAGGTCGCCCTGGCCGTCCGGGTCGCCGAACTGGATCAGCTCGACGGGCAGCTGGCGCTGAATACCCCATCGGATGCCGTTCGTGAAGTCGCCGACGATCGCGCGGACCTTGGTGTCGGTCGCCTCGGGGGTCGCGGAAACTGTGTTGCCCTGAGCGACCGGGACACTGCCGAACTCGGTGACGTTCGTGCCGAAGCCCAGCTGCGGGTAACGCTGGTCGGAAGTGTCGCCCGCGCCGTCCTTACGGCGCAGCTCGGACAGTGCCCAGGAGAACTTCGGGTCGAAGGCGGCGCCCGTGACCTGCGCCGGGTTCACGCCGTTCACGACCTGGCCGACAGCCGCGCGGAAGGCGGCATCCGCCTCAGCGGTCTTGCCCTTCATCTCGACGATCTTCGTCGACGCCGCCGCGTAGTTCGTCCACGCCCCGATCTTCGTGCCCGTCAGAGGGTTAATCGCGTGGTAGAGACCGAGATCGAGGGCGCGAGACAGCGCATCAGCGCCGGCCTGCGCGAGCTCGTCGAGGACACCGAGCTGATGATCCTCGTCCGCCCACATGACCTCCTGATTGAAACGCATGGTGACCTGCGCCTTGTGGGGCACGGTAGACACAGACGAGAACGATCCAGTGGTCGAGGCCTTGTCGGCGCCCTCTTCGACGAACTCCGCCTTCGGCAGGTCGCCGAACACGACGATGTCCTCCTTGCCGAAGCGCATCGGTTTCCGCTGAGACAGCAGCGCGACGGTAGACAGGGACTGCGTCTTCTTGACCATGCCGTCCGCAATCTCGCGGGGCATCAGCACGGACGTATTGGTTGTGTTGAAAATAGCCACAGTTGGCTCCTTCCGAGAAATGAGAGATTATTTCGAGCCGAACAGCTCCTGCGCGAAAGCGCGTCGAGCCGAATCAGCGTCGGAGACACTCGGGGTCGCCCCCTGCGTCGGGATCACAGGCACCGAAGGCCGCGCCTTCAACGCCTCCGCGAGCGCGGATGCGTGTGCGGCCAGTTCGTCCTTGGTCGAGCCGCGCAGCAGGTCGGCGGGGACTCCGACTTCCTGTGCGACGTCATTGCGGATCTTGTCGAGCGCGGCCTGCGCGTCGATCTGCGAGAGGCGCGCCTCGGCTTCGGCAAGCTTGCTCGCTGCGGCCTTGAGGTCGTCATAGTCGGCGAACTTTTCGCGCTCGCGAGCCAGTCGCGCGCCGATGACCTTGTCCAGTTCCTCCTGCGTCGCGATCGGCGTGAAGGCGTGACGGTTAGTGCTCGGGGCCGGGGCCTTGGTATCGGTCACCTCCGTTGCGGTGGCTTCGGTGGTGTCGGTGTTGGTGTCGGTGGTGTGCATGGTGTCTCCTGTTTGTCCGTACTTGTGCGGCGCCCGTCGGCGCTCATGGTTCCGCGACTTGCCCCTCGCGTAGGGGAAACTCAGTCGCCGTCAGATGCTTCTTCTGTCGGCGTTTTGCGACCGCCGGATCGCTTGCGCGTGTCCTCCTCGAACTCTCCGGCGTCGTACCGCTTCTTGATCGCCTCCGGGTCATAGCCCGCGATACTTGCGGGCTTGCTGGCCCATGAGGGGACAACCTGGCAGTCGCAGTGCGCGTGGTATCGGTCGAACGCGCCAGCGGACTTTTCCGATGCGTAGATCCAGCCGCGAGACGCGAGCATCATGCAGAAAGCGCAGGTGACCGCTCCGGTCGGGACGCGGGCGAAGCGAACCTTCGCGGGATCCTTCGCCGCGGCGTCTGAGACCGTCTGGCGCGCTGAGTTTTTCACCCAGCTCTCCGTCGATTCAGACAGTGCCTCCAGCGAGGCCTCAGCGTCTCCGGCGCGGGCCAGCGGGTTCATCGCACTGCGGATCCGGGCATGCACGACCTCGATACGAGGCAACGGCGCAGGCTTCGGCGTATAGTCGCCGCGAGCGCCGGCAGCTCGTCGCAGGCGGTCGTACCACTCGACGGCGAGTTGCCCGCCGACGTTGCCGTACGCCTGAACGAGCTGAGGGAGGAAGTCCTCCAGCGCTTCGCGGCACGCGACGACGTCGGTCGTGTCGAGCGTTTTCCAGAAGCGCTCGAGATCGCGTTTCGCGAGTCTGGCGCACTGCTGCTGGGCTTTGGCGAACCGCGCGATCTCTTTCCTTGTCCTTGACACGCGGCTCGCCACCCCTCACCGTTACTTCGCTTCGAGCTTGTCGGTGCCTGCAAGACGTTCAAGGAGCGATGCGGCCTTGCCGGGCGCGTTCTCCGCTCGGACCTGCTCGATCTCTGCCTGCGTGAAGCCTGCGCGACGCAGGCCGACCGTCGTCGTCGCGACGTCTGGCAGCGCGGATGCGATCTTCGAGATCACGTCAGCGCTGGCCTGCGGACTCACGTAACGGGTCGGCGTGTAATTGATCGCCATATCCCACGATTCCTCGGGCGGGGCCGTGAGTCGGTCGCGGATCATGAGGACGTCCTGGAGGAGGCGGCGCAGCGCGGGCGTGAAGATCCTCCACTGGTAGTCGGCCTCGTCGGATAGCTGGTACTCAGCGGCTTGCATGGCCTCAGCCGACGCCGGGTTATCACCGAAGATACCGACCGTGCTCATCGGCAAGTTCGTCGCGGCGCAGAAGTTCTGCGCGAGCTGGCGATACATCGCGAGGTGCGGTTCCATCGACAGCTGCGTGAACTGTCCGACCGAAGGCGTTGAGCCTTCCTCGTTGACCGTGAGCGCGAGCAGCCGGCCCGTGATCGCAGACCACCTCTCCATGCCCGTGAACGCGTCCTCGGACGCGCCGAGGACGTATCGCTGCGGGCTGGAGAAGAATTCAGCGCCCGTCTCGGCGCGCATCAGCGTTCGCACCGCTGCGTCCGTCAGATAACGGACCTCGGGCGTGATCCGCGAGCGCCCGAACGGTCGTCCGAGCTGCGGGTCATAGACCAGCGGTTCGACGAGGACGCGGCCCGTCGGGTTCTCCATACGCTCGAGGTGCCAGGCTGCCGAGCCGGGCTGGCGTGAGAAATGAATGATGAACTTGCGCGTGTACATCGTGGCGCCCGTGATGGTGTTCTCGTACTGCTCGGTGCCCTCAGCTGTCGAGGCTTCGAGAGCAAGCGCGGCCTCCAGCGTGCGCGTGCGCTGATCCCACAGTGCCGTTGTCCACTTTGCATCGCGAGCCTGGATCATGACGGGCGGCTCACCGCGCGTCACGTCACCAGCGGCGACAGTCAGGAACGAGACCGAGTGCTTGTATGCGCTGGTGATCGCCTGCGCGAGCTCTGTCTCAAATTCATTGCGTGCCAGCAGCTCGCCCAGGTCGTAGGTGTCGGTGAGACCGCCGACGGTGTACCCCTCAAAAATGTGTTTCCTGGCGAGGGCTTGCACGGCCTTTTGCGGCCAGCCGAGAGCTGCGCTGGTGCGCTGCATCTGCGGCGGGATCGAGATGCCGAGATCCTGGAAGGCGCGATGCCCCTCGTAGTACACGTCGAGCAGCGCGTTCTTCGACTGCTTCGCCGTGATCCGGTCCTGCATGAGGCGCAGCTGGCTCTTCTCGGTTTCGGTCAGCCCCGGCAGTGCCGGGATCCTCGTCAGGCTCATAGGACGATCGCCCTCCTTCCAGTTTTCCCTTTAGGCCTACGTCTCGTTGTCTTGGCTGCGTGCAACGCCGCCGATACCGCCTCTAGCGGTGTCTCGTCTCCGTCTGGGGTCGAGGCCGACCACCCGTAAGCGCCGTCGCGGCGGCGGATCTGTCGGTCCACGACAGCCACCGAGGCGTTGAGCGCGTCCTCCGGTTCGCCCGCTGGGTGCGTTACCTGGCCAGCTCGCAGGCCCTCAAAGAGCAGGCCGCATGCCTCGAAGTATTCACCCGTCGTCATGATGTGGACGAAACGTTTCGGCACGCCCCGCATGTCCAGCGCGTCCGACAAAGCAGCCGCGCCCGCGCCGCCGAGAAGATTGATCTGCGCCGTCCTATCGACGCGCTCGGCAAGCCATTCCGCGAGCGCCGAAACGCCCGCAGCGGTTGACCCTGTGTAGGTGTCGATTGCGTTCACGTGGAATCTCGCGGACGCTCCCGTGCCTTCCTTCATCGCGCCCGCGAGCGCCATGCGCTTTCCGTCGGCGCTGAATGACACGCCGAACGAGCGGATGCCGTCCTCGGGCGCGTCTGCGACGGAGGCATCCCACGTCGCGGAGTCGATCGCGCGCGAGGCCCCAGCGTTCGCCGGCCACATGCCCAGGCGTTCACGCTTGAAGCCTTCTTCGTTGAGCGTGCGCCGCTCGTTTTCTACGAACGCGATTTTCATACGTCCTGCTGTGATCGCGGGGTTCGTCGCGATCCATACGCCCTTGTCGTCGAGGTTGACAGGCCCGTCCGGGTCCGCTGACCACTCGTGCCAGCACATCGGTCCGGGATGCTCCGAGAGGCCCTGCGCGCGCTGGCGCGTGAACACGGCGCCCGAGGCGTTCGGCCCGGGCGGTGTTCCCGTGTAGAGGATCTGGGAGTTACCGAGGTCGCCCGCCGAGCCCGTCGAGAGCATGGCCTCGATAGCGTCCTCAGTCAGCTCCTGCGCCTCGTCGAAAACGATCACGTCTGCGGTAAAGCCACGGCCTGACGACTTCGAGCGGGCGATGACTCGCAGCTCTGCGCCGTTCGATAGCGTGATCGACTCCTGGCCGTTAACGTTACGGACGTTCGTCACGAGGCGGTTTAACTCGGGGAAGTCTGCCGACTCGTCGTTCGCCTTATTCCCGAAGAAATGCTTGAATCGCCGGTAATGTGCCTGCGCCGTTTTGACCTCGTGCGCGGAGTGAAGGATCTTCTCTCCGAGGAGCACCATGCCGAAAAGCTCCCGGATCTCCAAGAGCGCGTTCTTGCCATTCTGGCGAGGAACTGACAGTCCGCAGGCCATGTGTTTCCACTCGTCCTTCGTGGACGCAGCGAGCCAGTCCTCGAGGACGAGATTCTGCCAGGGGTCAGGGGTCAGCCCGAAGTTCGCGGCGAACTCGCCGGCGATGTCTCCGAAAGTCTTTGCGCGACGCTTAGCGGCGACCCGCACCCGAGGCGTTTGACCGTCGCCGTGCGAGCTGGTCCTGGAAGTTGACAACGTTGTCTCCTTCCTCCTTCGAGTCGACTACAACAGCCGGGCCGGCCAGCTCAGAAATCAACGCCCGCGCCTCACGAATCAGCGGCGCCCTCTTGTTAAACTCGGCATACTCAATCGACTGCAACGTCGCGTCCAGCAGCTCCGTGCGCTGCGCGCGAGCATCAAATGCCGGAACCTCCGGCTCCTTCTTCGCCGCGGCCTTCTTCGCCGAAGTCTTACGCCCGCGAGCGCTTGCCGCCTTCGCCTTCTTCTCAGCCAATTCCAACCCCCCTATTCCCGGGCGAAACCGCCGAAATCGCCTATCGTCTATCCCAGATGCCCCATAAACGCGCCAGGCGAGCCGCCCCTAAACGAAAACCCCCAGCCACCGTTTTTGCGCGACATCCCCGGAAATAACGGGGGGGTATGGCGCTAAGCGTACCGGGGGCTAGGGGTAGGCGGGGGGAGGGGTAATCCCCCGTACATGATGACTGAATCTGTCACCAGTCTACGTCGACGGAGGCCGCTCTGCGTGGCTTTACCTTCGGGCGCGTCCCATCTCCGCGAGATTGATTGCACCTGCGGCAAAGGACTCGACCGTTTTCGAGCGTGTTCTTTCCTCCCCAACGGACCGGCAGGATGTGATCCGGCTCGGCGCTGTTCGGCTGCAGTCCTCGCGTGTAGTCCAGGCGTACGCCGCAGTGTGGACACTGCGCGATGCCGGCGTCGCGAGCTGCGATCAGCACTCGCTTGCGCCAGTGCTTGTACTGCGCAGTGCCTGTGCGCGAGGTCGCCACATCGACCACCTCCCAGGTATGCGGAGACCCCCGCTCCATCGGGGCCGAGAAGAGCGGGGGTCAACGCATGTGCGCGGATGCCGTATAAGGCAGAAGCCCCATCGCTTACGCGCGGGGCCACGTTAGCAAAATACACCGTGACACCCTCACACGCAAGCGACACGCGCTACGAGCGGGTCAAGTGCTGGAGAGCGAGAGATTCAATGTCCCCCACCCTGTACAGACGGATGCCCCCCTCCCTCGAAGCCGGGGCCACCCTCCCTCTCTGCTGCCACTTCCTCACGGTCGAGTCCTTGACCTGCACACCTGCAAGGATCTCAGCAACGCGAGTCGCTCGAGTGCGAGGCAGCAGAGACTCACGCGCTTTCGTGAGGAGCCGGTCCCAGGCGGCGGCGATTTGCTCGACCGAGTCGCACTCCCGGCAGGTCGTCGTCTCCTCATCGGGGTCGCGTACCAAGAGGTCTGCCCCGCAGGCGCTGCACTCTCCGACGAACACGAGACGCTGCCGGCCGGGAGAGGCGAGACGCTCCAAGCGGGCGACCGAGTAGAGAACCTCGTCCGCACACTGCGCCGCCTCGGGCCAGCGTCGCAGCTTATCCTCATGAGTCTTGAATACGTCCGCAACGTGCCACCAGTTGCCTTGCTTCACCCAGTAGGCCGGCCCCATCACGTGCGACAGTAGGAGCGTCGCCCAGGTGAGGATCGAGTCGCACATTTCGTCGACCTCGATCATGAGCGCAAGGTTGAGCGGAGCTCGCGACGACGGGACACCCGCGCCGCCTACCTGCTCACCTGTACGCACGCCGTGCGACGCAGCATAGGCGAGGTCGCTCATCAGGGCGGGCATCGATGCGGTCGCCACACGGATGCGGGCAGCGCCGCCGCGAGACAGGAACTCCCCATCGAGGAGAGGCTCGCCAGTTACAGGACATGTCCGGTCGTTCATCGACTCACTCATCTGTCGTGTCCTCTATACCTTTCCTGTACTGGTCGCGGCACATTTCAATGAGGCCGCGCCGAGCCAGCATTGATCCGTTGCCTTCGGTCATCCAGGCTGTGATGTCCGGGCGCATCGGGTCGATCGTCTCGATCATTACCTCCCATGCACCAACTAGTCTGCCCGGCTCCCGCTCACTCACCAGAGCTGCCACTGCATCCTCTAACTTGTCAAAGCCCATCTGCTCATCGCTCATCTTCTTCTCCTTCTCCTTCTACGGTTCCGCTTGTTGGTTTGCTGCTGAGGTGTGCGCGGGTGCCCGGCCTGGCCCTTCCCTTCCTGGCCCGTGCCTGCCCTTCCCTTGCCTTCCCGGCCCGTCCCGTCCCTACCCGACCCGAGAGTATCCGGCTTGATACCCTTCGACGTCGGACCAGGGTTCGGACTTGAGTCCGGACTACGTCGAATACGCGGACCCTCGGACGCGCGTCGCTCGGACGCGCCGGGGTCACGCACAGCGGCCTCAGCGGGGCCGCTGTAGCCGCGCCCGGGGTCAACAGGTGCTCCGGACCCTCGGCCCGGGAGAACGCCCCTCGCGGGCGGCTCTGAGGCGGGGTCAACGGGCGTACCCGGATCCACGGACGGCGCGGCTTCATATCCGTACCTGGTGAGGAATTCTGCCGACCACACTCCGTAATAGGGCGTGGCCGGGACCGGACGCAGCGGCGAGGCCGCGTCGAACGCCTCCCGCGCGTGCCCGCGCGAGGAGTTGCACTCGTGGCAGGCGACCACGAGACCCTCGACTGGGGCGTCCCCCAGCGAGTCCGGGTCAACATGGTCGAGCGTGCCGCGGTTGTATCCGGTCGGCCCGGTCCATCGCACGATCTTTCCGCAGTACCGGCACTGGTCGCCGTCGCGGAAGATCACAGCAGCTTTCTTGTCCTTGTCGCGGTTTTCCCGCGACCTGGCGCGGCGACGCATGACCTCCTCACGGGGCTGGATATGAATGAACTCTTCATCCGTGAACAAACGCAGTTTCTTCGCGCCGTCCACCTCAACCCACGTGAGTAGTTCTGCGGCCACCGCCGCATCGATGAGGCGCACAACCCGCGAGCGCTCGCCGTCGCGGAAAGCTGCGCCCCTCTCGATGATTCCGTCTGTTAGGTGCTTGGCCGAGTAGGTCGCCAGCGCCATGAGGAAACCGAACATCTCGATAATCGAAATGTCCTCGGCCCCCTCCACGTCGAACAAGCTCATGAGCTTCGGGTGGCTCAACGCCTCGTCGCCCACTCGGACCCATGCCATTAGTCGCCCTCCTTTACGGTTGTTTTCTCGATCTCCGACTGCTCCCAGTAGTCCTCCGGGAACAAGTCCCGGGGCCGAAACGCCGGAAAGTTACGCCGCATCCAGTCCCTCTCAGTTTTCCGCTGATACTCAGCCTCAAACCGCCGGTAGCACGGCCTACAGCGCGCATGCCCTGCAGCAAGAACCTCACCGCAGTCCGGGCAGTACCGCTCCATCAGAACGGCGGCTCTGACCCGAACGCCGACCCACCAGGCTCACCCCACGGATCACGCTGCGAAGCCCTCTGACCCCACCCAGCCGCACCGGCAGAATCCGGAGCGCTCGCGGCCTGCGCCTGAACGCGGGTCACCTGCGCGCGTGCGCGACGCAAGGAGGGGCCAACCTCGTCGACCTGCAGCTCAACGACCGTGCGACGATCCCCCTGCGGGGTCTCATACGAACGCTGGGTGAGGCGACCCTGAACGATGACGCGCATACCCTTACGCAGCGACTCGGCGACGTTCTCAGCGGTCTCGCGCCACACGGAGCAGCGCATGAAGAGAGTGCCGCTGCTGCGCCACTCACCGGCGTTACGGTCATAGGTGCGTGGCGTTGACGCCACCGTGAAGTCAGCGACCGGCGCGCCAGACTGGGTCCAACGCAGCTCAGGATCATCGGTCAAGTTACCGATGACAGTGATGACGGTGTCTCCAGCCATTACTTGCTCTCTTTCTTCTCGGTGTCCGCGTACACGAGAACGCGGACCTCGTACATGGGGACGCCGAGACGCTTCACAGCGAGGCGGTCGGCGATGACTGTGTGCGGCCCGTCGAGGAATCGGTCCGCGTCATCAGGCAGGAGCCCCGCATCGATCAGGCCGTCCATGAGCGCCTTCACCGTCGGAGCGAGGTTGCTGCGGTCGCGGCGGCGACAGTCCGGATACGCGAACTCCATCTCGACGCGGGCATGCGTCAGTCCGAGACGCGCGACGCCTGCGCTTTCACGGCCCAGCAGGTACGCCCACTGGCGGAGCTGCTTCGTGAGCTTCGCTCGCACCGCCCAGTGCATCTTGTCGTTTGCGGTGATGAGCTTGCTGCGAGTCAGCGGCAGCACTCTCGATTCCCAAACCAGCTGCGAACTCATCCCAGATCCTCCTCTGAGAGCTGCTCGCCCGGCCTCGTGAACCAGGCGAGGAAGTCCTCGGGGATACGGACTGAGAGCCTCATAGTTCCGGGACGCGCGAAGATCATGTCGCCTTCAAACGCCCAGATCACGTCGGCGTGGCCGCACAGCATCACTTTCCCTTCTTGCGTGAGTCGCACGTGCTTCCGGGCGCGGATGGCGATCTCATCGGCGTTCTCATGGGTCAGACGGACTGCGCGGATGATCGCGCGCTCCTGAAAGACGTTCACGCCGTCAAGGTCTTTGAGCGGATCGAGGTTGCTCATTCTGCCCCCTTAAAGGCTATCCTGGTGAGTTTGTAGATAACGGCTGCGCGGACTTCCGATAGTCGCCATCTGTCGTTCCCACATGCGGTAATAGGGGTTCTCGAACTCGCGCGCGCTGCGGCGCTGGATTCTGATTGGGAGTCTCATCGTGTCTCCTCGGCCCAGACACCGAGCTCGCCGAGGTCGGCAGGCGTGTAGCCGCGCTCGCGGGTGAAGTCGATGACGGTTTTTGCGCATGCTTTGTGGGTGAACGCTTCAATTGCGGTGGCTTCGTTTTCGGCGTCGACGGTGATGCGGACGTTTGAGCCTTTCGGCGCGAGGCGCGTACGGCAGACAGGACAGAAGCG